AAAAAAGAGATAGCTGCTAAAAAATTATTACTAGAAGCACAGATAGCAGAAAATGCTTTAGCAGGTTCTACTAAGGAAGATCTAGAAAAAGAGGCACAACTAAGAGCTGATGTTATTAATCTAGAAACTGCACAACTTAAATTACAAAAAGCTTTAACAGCAGAAATTACTACAGCTTTAAGAGAACAAGAAACAGAAAGAAAAGCAGCAGACGCTAAAAAAGCTGCAGATGATAAAGCAAAAGCAGCTGAGGAGTTAGCTTTAGAAAAAGAGTTAGCTAACCAAAAGAATCTTATTAGAGACGCACTTGCAGTAACTGAAGCAGACAGACAAGCATTAGAGATAGTAAAGACTAAAGAAAAATATGCAGCTTTAATGAAGTTAGAAACAACTACTGCAGAAGAAAGAATAGCATTAAAAAAAGCAGAAGAAGAGGCAATAGCTAAGATCGTAAATAAAACAGGTGAAGAGGCAGTTAGTAATGTGAAAAAATGGTCCGACATGACTGCTGATGAAAAAAGAAAACAAGGAGCTGCTAGTTTAGCTAATTTAAAAACTAATTTAGGTACAGAGTCAGCAGCAGGTAAAGCAGCTGCAACGTCTGAAGCTATTATTAATACATACGAAGGTGCACAAGGAGCTTATGCATCTTTATCTAGCATTCCAATCGTTGGTCCTGCTTTAGGTGCAGCAGCAGCTGCAGCAGCGATCGTAGCAGGATTTAAAAATGTTAAAGCAATACAAGCAACACCTGTACCGTTTGGAGGTAGCTCAGTAGGAGTAAGTGCACCAGCACCAGTTGCAGCAGCACCAGTAACCCCTGCACCTGCATTTAATGTAGTAGGGGCAACAGCAGAAAGTCAGTTAGCGGAAACTATAGCAAGTTCAGCTAATAAACCTGTAAAAGCTTATGTTGTAGCAACAGATGTTAGTACACAACAAGAATTAGATAGAAAAACAGCAATGCAAGCAGCATTAGGTAATTAAAACAAAATAATTAAAATAATATTGTTATAATATGGACATTATAGAATTATTTATCGACGAAGAAGATAGTGTATCGGGTATTGACGCTATAAGTATTGTAGAAAACCCAGCTATCCAAGAAGATTTCGTTTATTTAAAAAATCAAGAGTTTAAATTAGCGGAATTAGATTCAGAAAAAAGGTTATTACTAGGACCAGCACTTATCCCTAATAAACCTATATACAGAAAAAATGCTTCTAAAGAGTATTATATTTATTTTTCCAGAAACACGGTTAGAAAAGCAAGTGAATTATTTCTTAAAAGATCTAATCAAGGTAAATCTACTTTAGAACACGAATTGCCTCTAAAAGGTTTAACTGTAGTAGAAAGTTGGATTGTGGAGGGTGAGCAGGATAAAACTAGGATGTATGATATGGATGTACCAATTGGAACTTGGATGGTTTCAATGAAAGTAGATAATGATGATGTTTGGAATAACTATGTAAAGACTGGAAAAGTTAAAGGTTTTTCAATAGAAGGTTATTTTGCAGACAAACTGGAGCGTCCAAACGAGCCAAATGAATTAAAAGCATACTTAAATGAAATCGAAGAAGAAGAAGCGAAAGAAATATTAAGCTCTGTTAGAGCAATAATTAAAAAAGATGGTAGATATAAAAAAGGTAAGACCATCGAATTAGAAACTTATAACGACTATCCAGATTCAGTTAGCAATAATGCTAAACGTGGTATAGATCTAAATGAAGCAGTTGGTAATAAATGTGCAACTCAGGTTGGTAAGGTAAGAGCACAACAATTAGCTCAGAAAAAACCTGTTTCGTTACAAACTATTAAAAGAATGTACAGTTATTTATCAAGAGCAGAGGTTTATTATGAAGCTGGAGATAAAGAAAGTTGTGGATATATATCCTATTTACTATGGGGTGGTAAATCAGCAAGATCTTGGGCTGAAAACAAATTAAAATCATTAGATGAGATATAATAGACCTAAATACAATGTCCCAACTAACGACAAAAGAGCTTGTTTATGTAGAGACGGTAGCTATTCTAGAAAATGTTGTAATTCGGAAGATTACTTTGCACAAGGAATAGGGAGTTTAACCGGACCAATAGGATATTTAAAGCAAGAAAACTTTGATTTTTTATTACAAGAAGATAACAGTAAAATAGAATTATAAAATGGCAGACAAAAAAATATCACAATTAACAGCTGTAACAGCAGCTAATATAGATGGAACAGAGGATATGCCTATTGTTCACTCATCTACAACTAAAAAAATTACAACAGAAGAATTACAATATTATTTTGTAAATCGTTTAGAGCCCACGACTCTAACAGTTAGTGTAGCTGGTGGAACTGTAGATCTAGACGATTCTACTTATGATGAAGCAGAGCTTGTTGTACTTTCCTGGTCTGGAGCAAGTGGAGCTATGGAACTTACTTTGCCAGATGCAACAGCAACAAAAAATTTGAATAAAGTAAAAAGAATTATATCAGACTCTACATTCAGTACTTCAACACATGCAGATCTAACACCTGTTTCAGGACAGACATTAGATGGTTCGACTGATGCTTATAGAATTAATAAAGCATACGAAGGAATAATGGTTTGGTGTAACGGAACAGAATGGTTTATTATTCAAGCTAAAGCATAAAAATATAACAAATAACGCGTAATTTAATTTTAATAAGTATGAAAGCAACGGAAATGTTAACTAAAGTGAAGGATTTACTAGGCTTAGAAGTTAAGGAAGAGGTTGTAACGACTGAATTATCTGAGGAAGCAGTAGATACAACTACTGAACAAACAGAAAATACTGATGTACAGTCTACTGAGTTAACAGAAGAGACAAATTCTGAAAACGTCGAGGTTAAGCTAGCAACAGCAGAACTCGAGAATGGTACAGTCGTAGAAGCTGAGTCTTTTGAAGCTGGTAACGAGATTTTTATTGTTACTGAAGATGAAAGAGTAGCTCTACCGGTTGGAGAATACACACTTGCTGATGGTCAGGTTTTGATCGTTGAGGAAGAGGGTGTAATAGCTTCTATTGGTGAAGCAGAAACTGAAGAAGCACCTACTGAAGAAGAGGTAGAGGCATCTGAAGAATATGCTACAAAAGAAGAAATGGCAGAAGTAAAACAAGCTATTGAAGGTATCTTAGAAATTATCGAGGATATGACAAAAGAAGTTGAAGCTTCTGAAGAGAAACAAGAATTATCTAAAGTAGAAAAGGTTAAGCATAACCCAGACGCAGAGGATAAACCGGAATTAAATCTATATTCCCAGAAAAGACCATTAGGTACTTTAGATAGGGTGATGAAGACAATTTCAAATTTTAACTAATATTAATTAAAAATTTATAAAAATGGCAAATGGTTCAACAACCTCAATAACAACTACATACTCTGGTGAGTTTGCCGGTCAGTATGTAAGTGCTGCTTTATTAAGCGGTAAAACTTTATCTGAAGGACTAATTACGGTTAAGCCTAATGTAAAGTATAAAGAAGTTATGAAAAAAGTAGCTTCTACTGATATTGTTAAAAACGGTGCATGTGACTTTTCAGGTCAAGCAGACGTATTAACACTAACTGAAAGAATTTTAGCTCCAGAAGAATTCCAAGTAAACCTAGAACTTTGTAAAAAGGACTACGTTTCTGATTGGGAAGCAGTTCAGATGGGTTACTCAGCAATTAACGAGCAAATGCCACCAGCATTTTCTGACTGGCTAATTGGTCACGTTGCTGCTAAAGTAGCTGAAAAAATCGAACAAAATATCTGGACAGGAACAGATGCAAATGATGGCGAGTTTGACGGTTTCATTACTACATTAGGTGCAGATGGAGACGTTAATGATGTAACAGGTACAGCCTCTACGTCCGGAAACATAATTGAAGAATTGGGTAAGATTGCAGATGCAATTCCTAACGCCGTTTATGGAGCAGATGATATGACTATCTTCCTACCTTCTAACATGTACAGAAACTACGTTAGAGCATTAGGTGGATTTGGAACATCTGGTCTAGGAGCAGCAGGTACAGGGTCTCAAGGTACTCAATGGTACAATATGGGACAAGGATTATCATTTGATGGTATTCCAGTTGTACTAGCACCAGGTCTATCAAGTAACGACGCTGTAGCAGCAGAAAAATCTAACCTATTCTTTGGAACAGGTCTTCTTTCTGATTACAACGAAGTAAAAGTTTTAGACATGGCAGATCTTGATGGTTCACAAAACGTAAGAATTATCATGCGATTTACTGCTGGAATTCAGCATGCTATCGGTGGCGATATAGTTTTATACGCAACATCGTAATTAAATATAATATTAACACAGAAAAAGGTAGGTGGAAATTGATCTATCTACCTTTTTTTTTAAACTTTAAAAAATATGGCTTGTGATTTAACTAGAGGACGTAAAGAACCTTGTAAAGACGTAGTTGGTGGTATAAGAAAAGTATATTTTACTGATTTCGGTGATTTTGGTACAGTAACAAGTGCTGATGAACAAATTACTGATATGGATGGTACTTTTACAGCTTACGAATACGAAATTAAAGGTAATTCATCGTTCGAACAAACAGTAAATGCTTCAAGAGAGAATGGAACAACTTTCTTTGAGCAAACATTAAACTTGACTCTTAAGAAATTATCTAAAGAGGATAACAAGGAATTAAAACTCTTAGCATACGGAAGACCTCATGTAGCAGTCGAAGATTATAATGGTAACGTTATGGTCATGGGACTAGAGCATGGAGCAGACGTAAGTGGAGGAACAATTGTAACAGGAGCGGCTATGGGTGATCTTTCAGGTTATACCCTAACGTTTACTGCACAAGAAACTTCACCAGCTAAATTTTTAGATTCACCAACAGCTGCAGATCCTTATGCAGGTATGGGAAGTGCTACAGTAACAGTTACTGAAGGTACTAACTCATAATATTCACGATTGAATTAAGAAAAGGGGCAATTTGCCTCTTTTTTTATGCTTATAGGTTAACAAAAAAGAAGTAAATTCATTGTTATAGTATGATTATTTTACAACAGAGCAGTAGCTCCCAGACGTTTAAATTTATTCCAAGAGAATATGAAACATCTGGTAGTAATATTTATAATGTTTCGATCGTAAACGAAACAACTAATAAAAACGTGTATGACACAGATACTAACTCTTTTACTTTAGAAGATTACTATTATAAATACACAGACACTTTTACTTTAGTGCAAGATACATTTTACTTACTAACTATTAAAAAGAGTGGTAATGTTATTTTTAGGGATAAGATCTTTTGTACTAATCAAAATGTTACAGATTACACTGTAAACTACAATGAATATGATGAGCAAGAAACAACAAACGAATTTATAGTTTTATAATATGGAAAATTTACACATAGTTAACTTATCTGAATACAACAGACCGAAGATTAAAGAGGATAAGCACAGAAAATGGGTAACGTATGGAGATAATAATGATTATTATGATTATTTAATAAAGTTATTTATAAACTCTACTACGAATAATGCAATTATCCAAGGGATAAGTCAAATGATATATGGAAGGGGTTTGGATGCTTTGGATAGCTCTAAAAAACCAGATGAATATGCAGCAATGAGATCTATATTTTCAGATGTGTGTTTAAGAAAGGTTATACTAGATCTAAAATTATTAGGAGAAGGAAGTTTTCAGGTGTTATACGAAAACGGGA